CTATAGCCATACCATCTCTTTGTTTGGCTGCTGTTTTCATTGGTTCAGTTTTGTTACCGTCACCATCTATGTCTATATAATCTGGTTTTAACATTGAGACTCCTCCACCTTTGTTAAATAATGTTAGTTGAGTTGGATCACCCTTTGGTAGTCCTTTTGGTTTATCTACCATGTCTGATTTAATTTTACCACCTTGTAATGTAAACTCTTCAACTGATTCTGTTTTACCAGCCATTTGATCATCTACAATTTTATTAAGTTTGTTTTTAAATGTAGTAAACTCATTGCCTTTCATTTGAGATATGGTTTTATTTGGCATTCCAAAATCTTTAAAGCCTACAAAACCAAACATAACTAAATCAACTTCTGCAGGTTTTAAATCTTTTAAGTCTGCTGTTCTTAATCTTTCTCTATCTTCTTGTGATAAATTTTTTAAGTCACCTTTAATTTTATTTATTTCTTTTCGACCTAACTGACCGCTTCCTGTTAAACTTCTTCTAAAATAATTAACAACAGTTTTTGGATCAATACTTCGAACTACAGCACCTAATAAACTCATATGTCTTCTTTTCTACTCACTGCTTCTTTAACCTGCTCCGGTAGCTGCTCTAAGCGTACCAGAGAATTGATCTTCCCCTGCAACCGGAACATTTCCGATTCCGATGTTGCCACCGCCAGTGCCTGTAGGTCCAAGGTCTTGAGGTTGTGCAGGTGTTCCTGCAAGGCTTCCCATACCATTTGGTTGCCCGTTAGGGCTTTGAGCTTCAGGGCTATTTGTTTGTCCAGCATTTTGCATTCCTATTATTTGTGCCATGATAGCTGCTTCTTCAGGGTCGTTGAGTATTTCATCAGGGTCTAAATCTAAGCTATAGGCTAGTTCACTAACGAGTTTAGAAATCTTAACAAATGGAGCAATAGCAGGATTTTGTGCAGTTTGTAAGAATGTAGTTAGTCGTTGACTACGTACTTCTTTTTGCATCAAGCTGTTTGTTCCAGTAGCTTTAACTTCTAAATCACCATTGACATCTAACCCACCTTCAAAGAACTGCATGTTCCATTGGAAGAAAGCTTCTCCTAGAGGTCTTAATAAAAAGTCATCAAGATTCTTAACAACTGTTTTAATATTTAAACTTGATGCACCTAGTAGCATTGACATACCTGAAGCAGTCCTTGTCATACTTTGTACACCTGTTTGTCCGTGTGAGTAACTAGGTATTCCTGTTTGCTCATCTGCTAATTGTCTAAACTTGTCAAACATCATCATGTTTTCTGGTGCTGTGTTAGGAAACTTTAAACCATGTATAGCTTGTCCGGGCATTCCAGCTTGTCTTCTAAATATCTTACCCGGATATATTTCCATAGACTGTCCACCAACTAGGGCAGACTCATCTACATCAAACACCAAAGACCCAGCCATTGCTAGGTTATCTACAGCCATACGTGCATGACCGTTCATAATCTGTTGAGAATCATCCATGTTCTCTGCTACACCAATACCAAAAAAGTTATAAGGGTTTCTTTCGTATGGGAAAGCATGATATGGTAATCTGTAAGGAGTAAATGGATTAACCACTGCTCTTAATAAACTATCACCACATACCCAAGCATTAACTTGGACTTCATCTAGATCATCAATATCATCTGAAAGTTCTATACCGACTTCACGTGCATACTCTGCATCCATGATTCCCCAGTACTCAAGAACTTCAAAGTTAGATTGATAGTCTTCATCGCTTCTTGCATCATCTTTTAAATGTGACTCAAAACTTTTCTCTTCGTAGTTAGCACCCATCTGTAAACAATTACGGATAGCATCCTCATCAAAGTAAGGCATGTTACGTAGCTGTCTAAGTTGAGATTTGTTTAGCTTATGTCTGTGGATAACATACTCACACTCTTCAATGCTAGTAGCACCGGGGTCAGGATAAAAATCCCAACAGCTAACAAACTCTATACGGGGAACTCTAACCTCTAAAGGGTTATAAGTTCTTTCACCATCTTCACTGGTTTCCCATTTGTGAAGTTTCTTGTTAAAGTTAAATGGTCCTTTTACAATCCCTGTGCCTAGCAGAGAAGATTCTAAAAGAGCATTTCTAATTTCTGATGAACCCTTTGATTCATCTATCTGGTCATGGATAAGTTTTTCCATTCTTCTTGCAGCTTTCTGAGCTGGAGATATTTCTAAAGCTGTAGGTATAGGACTAAAGCCTTCAACCAACTGGTCTTTAACCATGTCTTCTAAAGACTCTTCAAACATTCCTTTTTGAAATGTAGCTCCTGGTTTTAAAGTTTGACCGTCTCCTTCATAACCAACGTTGTAAGGATTACCTATTAAATTACCTGCATCATCAGGTAGTTCACCACCACCCATAGTACTTTCTAATCCGGGTGCACCTGTTTGTGTATCTAAATGAGCACTTGCTAATTCACCTTCAGGTATACTTGTTTCAGCAATACCAATTGGAAACTTGCCTGTACCAAAGATTACATCAACAAGTTGACCAAAAGCAGCCAGTACTTTTGTCTTAGTAATTTTTACAAAGATACGAGACTTTTCTGAGTCTCTAAACTTAATGGATTTGTTGTAAAGTCCTCTGTAGTTTTCGTAAGCTCTTAACCAACGTGATTCATCTGAACGTCTTGCATCTTCTGCAATATTAAACCGAGACTTTACAATTCCTATAAGACTAGTTTTTTGTGCTATTTCAAGAGCAAGTTCTTTACCAGCTTCACCTTCTACTTCTTCATAAAGATTATCAGCGTTTAAAAATGTATTTTCTTTTTCCATATATTACTAATAACCAAATGTCGAATCAGTAGGTCTATACATATCCGACTTAATTCTAAGCATTCGTTGATGAGGGTGGTCCATTCTTGGTCTACTCATTACCATGTATCTTAACGCATCGTATGCGTGATCAGCAGCATGAGTATCCACATCCTCCGGATTACTCTTTGATAATGGAATTCCTTGTAACTCTTTAATTAAGTTTGGACAACTATTAAAGATTTGAACTTTTGGTCTTCCTGTATCTTTACTAGGTCTTAGATACTCATGTATCTGTACCTTACCAGCATGTCGATTCTTATCAGCTCTTCGAAGTTTATGACCCTTTCGAATCAATAACTCACCTATGGTAGGACCAGTATAACCAGTCCTTGACCAAGCTGCTGTATCTAACACACCAGTTATGGATTTTATTTCTGACTCTTCCATTTGAGTCAAAGTGTCTCCTAGTGCTTCACCGGTAAGACCTTTTCTGTATAATTCTCTATATATAATGAGGGTCTTATCCTCGGGGTCTATTGCACCCCAGAGACAACAACTTTCTGAAGCATATCCGTAGTCAATACCTTTTAATCTTTCCCACCATGACGGTAAGTCAAAAGGTGGTATAACATGTACTGACGTATCGAATTCTGCAAATGCTGCACCTTCTGAGATATCCCAGTTACCTTCCAACAACTGTTTACGTTGTATGGCTGGTAAGGATTGCAACATCCTTTCGTATTCACCGTCTTCAGCAAGAAAAGGATTGTCCTGTAACCTTGCTGGTATAAACTTTCTAGTTAGACCGTCAGTACCACGAAAAGTTTTATTCTCATCTGCTGGTTCTACGTATCTTTTCTTTACCCATTGTGCACCTACACCACCCGGGTTAGCTGTACATCTTAAATAAGTTTTTAACTCAGGGTTGGTGGTTCTTAGCCTTGATGCTAAATAGTTCCATCCAAACTCTGTAGGTAAGTGAGTTATTTCATCAAAACCTATCCAACTGTACGCTTGTCCTTGGTAACGATATACATCAGCATCTCGTTCCAAAAACCCAAACTCTATCTTTGCTCCACTTGGGAACTGCCATAACTTTTCTACTTCTTTAAACTTAGCACCTTTAAATGCTCTAGGATAAAGTTCTCGAGACTTATCTATAAGTTCTCTTAGTTCTGGCATAGACCTTCTAAGTATCAAAGCTCTGTGCTCTGATATATGACAGTAACGCAATGGGTCTATTAACATTGCAAAACTTTTACCACCACCTGCTGCTCCACCGTAAAGAACATCTTTTTCGGATGCAGCTAAGAAATCTGTTTGAGGTCCTTCGTTAGGCATAAATGCCACATGAGAACCTGTAGTATCTAAATGTTTTTGTATCTGATCAGGAAGTGTTTTACTTTCTTCCTTGGTGATAACATTAGATGTTAAAACTTTTTCTTCAGTGTCAAATTCTTTCTTGACTCTTGCTAAACTTCTTGTTAGCTTCTGAACTTTCTTAGACTTCTTAGTTAATTTGTTTTTAGCTCTTAAGGCTAATTGCAAATCTGAAAGCTCTGAATTCTTAGGTCTACCGGGCTTACGCTTTGGTGTACCGTCTTTCTTTAGTATATAGCTCCCATCAGAGTTTGTCAAGTAATTTTTAGGATTTTTTTCCCAGTCTGTCATATATCTTGTCTACGTATTTTTTTAATCCGGGTCTTGACATGCCTTTACCTGTTTCAGCTTCGAGCCAATCAACACCTATTCCTAGGCTAATTTCATTGTGAAAAACAGACTCAGCTACTTCCTTAAGCACAGCCAAATCTGTTTCCACGGGTTTTAGATAACCATCAAAGTCTTCATCAAGCTCATACCCAAAAGGTATGGTTGAAGAAGTTCTTCGTATATAGTTATCAGGGACAAACATTTAGATTATCCACATAATTATAAAAGCTGATATAAAACCTATAAGACCCATAACACCCCAGACTTGCATGTCTGTTAGGTCATTGGTATTAATCATACTATTTACTTTTTTTTCTAGTAGTTCTTTTAACATTGGGTTTCCTCGTTGTTGTTTTTTTTACAGGAGATAAAGCTTTTTTAAATAGCTTACCATAAGCTTTTTTTACTTTTTCTATCCATTTATTAATTGTTGTCATTGTTTTTCTCCTCGGTTTTCTTTTTACCGAATATTCTATCCCAGTTGTCTCTATAGTCTTGTGTATAGAATCCGGGTCTAGGATTAGCCCCTTTACTTCCGTGTGTGTTTTTGTATATTGGTGATGTAAATGTTATTGGTTTTTCATCACTACCTATTTGTTTACCCATGATCTTTTCCTTGCATACAGTTATGCCATTCTTCTAACACTATTTCTTCTGGATAGTTAGTGTAGTAAATGCTTCTACACTTTTTAAATCTTTCCATTTTAGTATCGTCTACTTGTAATTTAATTATTGGTTGTTGTTCAGAAGTATGTACACATCCTGCTAACAAACCCAAGACTATTAATTTTTTTACCATTTAACTTTATTAGCCCAGTATGCTGCAGACAACACTCCTCGGGCAATGTTTTTTCTGTGTCTTGCTTTAAAAGACTTACGTTTTGCTTTCATCTTAGCTGACTCACCTGCTTTAGGTTTACCTGCTGTTGAAGCTCCTTGTTCTCCAAACCTAATAGTCTTAATGGTGCTGCCTGATTTGGCTACAACAATATGAGACTTTTTAGGATGATTAGGAGTACGTTTAGGTTTGTTGTAACCACTTACTCCTGCTCGTTTTAATCTACCGTCTGCTTTACCACCTTTAGCCATTCTAAACTTTGCTGTGTCTTCTGCAATTTTTTTTGGTTGTTTAGAGTGTTGTTTACCGGCAGCAGTGTCTTTTCTTTTCTTTGCTGTGGTTGCTGCATACTCTGAATCACTTAAAGACTCTCGTGCAGCTTTAGGTAAGTATCTTTCTCCAGTCTTACTAGACTTTTTACCAGACTTAGTTCCCCAGTCTTGTTTTGTCCAACTATCTAAAGACTGTTGAGACTTTGCTTTTGACATTACTTGTATCCTCCACCAGCTTTCTTGTAAGCTTTAGCTAACATCTGAGCCTTACGTGCAGACCATTGTCCGGGTCTTCCACCTTTAGAACCAGCTTTGATTCTGTTAAATATTCTTTTACGCATACCGGGCTTGGTATAGTTACCAGCTTCGTTGACTCGTGACTTAGACTTTTTAGCCTTACCACCTTTTCTAAGTTGCAATCGTTCTAATAACATTAGTGTACTGTCCTATCGTCTTCTTTGGGGATTGTGTTTAAGTGTTCTTGTTCTAATTTATCATCCACATAGATGCTGTCTAACTCTCCTACGACAACCAAATGGTTCTGGGCTGCAGCTAGTTCTGCTTTTTCAAATGTTGAAGCTACAATGTTAGGACCTGCAAAGGTTGTACCGTAGGCTTCCATCTCAGTCAGAAATATCTTCATAGTCTCCATCTTCAATATCTAGTGGGGCTTTGTCCGGCATTAAAAAAATACCACCGGCATTCATGTTGTGAGTTACATCTACCTTATCTACTTTAGTTACACCCACTCTATCTAAAAGAGTCTGTGCTGCTGTTAGTTTATTGTTGGCTTGAATGATAGGTTTCTTAGAATCCATAATCTCTACAAGCTTAAAAGCTGCTTTAGGTGCTGAGTTGGCTAAAATTTCTTGAGTGAGTTCGAGTATCTCAGACTTTAAAGTCTTAACAACATGATGATAGTGGCTAGAGTACCCTGCAAGTTCTGCAGCCTTCTTAGCATCACCCTGACATTCAATCAGGTGCTCAAGGAAAGACTCTTGTTTGGGTGTTAGCTCACGTTTTGTTTGTGCACTGTCAATGCTTGGTAATATAGCCATGTTCTTTATTATAGCTTCCGATCAGAAACTTGTCAAGTCTTTGTAGTTTTTTTATCTACCCCCTTGACAAAATCGTTCTGAGGATGTATAATAACTTTAGTGCCCCCCGGGTTAAAGCATACCTCAGAGCTCCCTGCTCACATGCTAAAACAACCTTCAACTTACTCCAAAATAATACCTTAATACTATAAAGTCTTTGAAGTCTTTATGGCTCGGGTTGTAAACTAGATATAGAGCTATCTGGTTAATGGGGTATATGGTATAAAATGTATAACCATGCTATAGATATATAGGTGGAGGGGTATGGTCTCCTGCCTACCCTTGTACGTATAGACCTAGGAGACTTCGGAGTATGTGTTGGTGGGTATTAGTACTCTGAAGTCTGTGAGGTTTGGGATGTTATGTTTATTGTCATTATTACTGAATCACTTTTAGACTCGGAGTTTTTAAAAGTCACCATATTAGAGTTAAGTCTTCCGTAAATCCTCCTAGGTCTTTGAGAACCTAGTAAGCTTTCTTCTGCACATAGGACACGCAGTGTCTTTTTACTAGATCATACTAGTTTACAAAGTCCTATAGGGTGCAAAGTCCTTGTTTGTTAATATAAATCCCAATTCAGACATATCATGTCCGTAAAGATTATCAAGTGTCGAGATGAACTAGGAAGCCTAGCACTTGACAATCTTTACTGTTCGCCATGATATGTCGTTTCTATGTGCAGAAGAAACCCTCCTAGAACCTCAAAGTCCTTGGTGGATTTTCTCCTGTTTGTTAACTATAATATGGAGACTTTTATGTCAAATCTATATATAATATTAGCTGATCATCACGGTGATAGATATCGTTGTGATTCAGTTGATGAAGCTGTCGCAGTTTCTGACTACTTAGTTAGAAAATTCGGTGGTTTGGCTTACGTGGAATCTACTAGCAGTACAATGTTAGATGATTTCGAAAAACTAACTAGCTATTTTCTAACAAAGGAGGTAAACAATGGCTAAAAATAATGACAATAAACTTCAATCAGCAGAGAGATTTCTGGCAAGTCTCACGGGTAAACCCCATGCAGATAAGAATGCTAGTAATTACTGGACAACCTGTAAGATGCTGATTGATGCATACAAAGAATTGCTTAGTGCTTCTGTGTTGAAAAAACATAAGCATTTAGCTACCAAGAACTTAACCGGCAGCTATGGCAATCCTTTGTATGCTAACATGAATTCAACATATGTAGTGGAGAAAAAGTTGACATTGCTCAATGTTCAAACTATGTATGTAAATGCACTTCATGGTAAATTCGATAAGAAGTTCGTTAAAGAGCTTCTCGATTCTACTGAGAACTACTTTGCCGAAGAAGCAAAGAAGTCTAAGACTGCATAACTTCTTATCGAGTTGAATTCAAAACCTCAAAGTCCTCGATGGGCTTTGGGGTTTTTTCTTGTCTCCTAGGTCTATACGTACTTTTATTTTTGAGACCATTCCCCTCCACTCTATCTTATATTATATTATAATATTCTATAGTATAAATTAATTATGGGGCAAATAAATATAGTTGGGGCAGGATGTTGAGGGCGATATTATATCATATTTTATAGTATTTATGCAAATTATGTGTCAATTATGTAACATTTATGCAACAATTATGTAATATTTGTGTGTCATTTATGTAAATTATTTAATAAAATATAAAAAGTTATGTTAATTTTTTAATTTATTTACTTATTTTAATTTATTTATTTAGTTTAAGTATACTTGGGGTTGACACGCTGACAAAAGTGTGCGATCTTGTAAAAGCAATCAGCACAAGCCGATTGAGAAACCTTATATATTATGGAGGACTTTATGTCAAATATAAGCAAACCGAAAAATCTTTCTACTTCTGATGTAGAATACTATAGTAATTTCGAGAATCTCGAGGTTAATATTGAGGGCGATGGAACATATGAATTATATGATTCGTCAGACGATAACATGATTGAGAGAGATCACTTAGATATTACAGAATTCTGTATGAGTCTTGATTCTATCGAAGTCATTGATGATATGATGTTCAACTATCTGGAGGAGAAATAATGACTGGCAAAAAACGATTAACTAAATCTCAAAGATCAATTAATTCTGCTAAGTTTGATGATATTAAATCTTCAAAGCATAGAATTATTGTCAGCTTTAATGATCAAGAGAAAGCAAAAAGATACCTAAGATCAAGAGGTTATAGGTATCAAGAAATCTATTCTCATAAAGAGGATAGAACTTTATTATACAAGAACTTCAAAAATTCTTGGGTGAAGTTAGCATCTACATTTGATTATCTTAATGATAATACTATGGAGATGGGAACAGTTTGGAACATTGAAACAATTTAATTTAGGAGATAACTATGAAAAATTTATTAAGAACAATTTTAGATAAAGCTGAAGAAAACAAACTCATGTATAGAGTTGATGCATATCAACTATGGAATGAGGGTTGTCCAGATATGATAGTTCCTTGGGGCTATGATCAAGATAAACTTATTGAAACTTTATTAGATATAGAGCTTGATCCTAGGGGTGGGAACATAGGTTTTATACCAGAGTCTGAAGTTAAAACTCATAAACAATTAATAAAATCTTTACGAAAAGAAGCTATAGATAATTGTTATGAAGAATATTCAGAGCATTTTAAAACCTGTGATGATGATGAAATTATTAGAGAGTTTCCTAGAGAATATTACTGTGGAAACTATGTAATTATGTGGGAATTATATAACACAAACGAAGAATGTTTGAGTGATTATCATACAGGTCTTGATAAATACTTTAATCTTTCTAAAATTTCAAATACTTGGGGTGCAGAAATGTTTAACTTTAGCAAGGGTTTAAATTAAAATAAACACAACAAGTATACTTAGGCTTGACATTCGCTTTCGTTTGTGGCATCTTGTAAAGCGAATCGAGGGCAAAGCCTTTTCGGGTATAGAGTAAAAGAGCTGATAAAATACATCAGATAAAATAAAACCACTCATATATCAAGGGAACTTAGAGAAACACCAGCGAGATACTTATTTAAAATAACCTGCATGTACTCTCCCGACTTAGACATTCGCTATAGATATGTCTTTGAAAATCCTCTTTGTTAGTTTCGAGCAGTAGTAAACTAACACTTTTATTAACCTTAATAACTATGGAGATAGATATGTCAAAATTGATATACAGTAAAAATGGTAGTGCAACTACTAAAAGCATTAGAAGTGCATCACCTATGCTTCAAGCAATATGGGATCGTTCTCATATGTTTGGTGCTAATATTGTGAGAGTCAGAGCTAACCTAGATAGGTTTGGTAATGATACAGGAAAGACTTTCAATTCCTATCATCATGAGAAAGTATCGGTATACAAGCAGAAAGATGAGGTGCATGAAAGTAATGCCCTATACTTTGCTCAGAAGATACCAGTAACTAAGTCTAACAAGGGTATGCAAATACTTGAGGTAGCTACTAATCTTGATGTCCAAGATACTTTGGATATCATTGATGAGATTCAATACTATGCAGAGACTTCTTTTCTAGGAAGACTTTGGAATCGTATTAGATATGGTACTCCCATGTCAATAGCTTCCTAGTTAGTATACAAAACTAGGTGGTTTGGTAGTCTCCCAAATATACAAAGACTACCACCTTTTAACGCTAATATTTATGGAGATATATTATGGCACAGATGAGAGTAAAAGACCAAGACCTAATCGTAGAGCAGGTTGTGGCAAAGATTGAAGCTACTGAACTTGATAAGTTCCAAGCTCGTGAAGATGTTAAAGCAATTCGAGATGTAATTGACATGAGAATTGATGCGATACAACAATTATATTATACTTATAAACAGTATGAGCAGAACATCAAAGATGATATCAAGGAATTGGTAGAGTTAGTTGATAACTTCCAAGAAGTAAATAGCTTGAAACAATCTAACCACTATGCTAATTCGACAGGGTTTCGTTTAAGGAATGTTAGTAATTATGGTAGCCCTGATGTACCTGAGTATGAGGTTGATTGGAAGCTACCAGCTAATACTAAAAGAGAATTAGCTGTTAAACTTAGAATGCAAACTATGAGTGGAGACTTTGATGTCTACAAACTTATTGATGAGTTGACCTCAGAGTTTAGTAGTTAAAAAGTTTTGTAGTTAGGAGTGAGCCTTTGTAAAAACCTTTCTGTATCAATTCGGTTGGCTTGAAGAGGTTAAGGCTAAAAGTAAATGAGAACTAAACCACCATGCACTAACTACAAATTATCCGAGGAACTATCTGCGAGTTTTACAATGATTGTTGCAACAGTCGTAGAACTAATGAAGAGAAGGATATTAAATCCTAGAGTTGGCAAGGATAAAGCTACCCTTGTTGTATCACTAGGCTTACGGACTGCTAGGTAGAGTAGTCAAGTCCTTGGAGGAAAGCACCTTGGACAACTGGCGTAAGCTACAATAGCCAGTATAATATATATAAGTAGACTAGGGTTTGTTAGTTCCCTACGCCAGAAAAAACTAACACTTAATTTTTATGGAGATAACTATGAGTAACGAAGTAAACAGCACAGTCATGGATAACATGAGAGATAATGTGCATGAACTATGGGTAATCGAAGGTCGACCAGACTTAGAAGATGATTGCCTTCAGTATTGTTATGACAATATTGATAGACCTGTACCAATAACTATGATAGAGTTCCTATCAATACATTGTAGTCAAGCAGTATCAACTGCAGACTATAGACAAATGGCTATGGAATCTTTGAATGCTCAAAGAAACCACTACACTAAGGAGGACTAAAGATGAATAGAGAAGAATTTTTTGAATGGCTATCCACTTGTCCAAATGATAAATGGTTTTTAATAAATGATGATGTTGGTAATATAACAATTAAATTTGAGTATGAGGAGACTGAAGATGCCAAACTATAACATCATATCTCAGGGCAGTACAAAGATTGCCAAGAGCAACAAGATTCAAGACAGATACTTTAGCAGGATTGTATACCTAGCACCGGATGATTTAGCTGATGGCAAAAGAACTTTATGTCCTTATGCTAAGATTGCTAAGTGTAGTGAAGCCTGTTTGAACACAGCAGGTATGGGTAAATTCTCTAATGTTCAGCAGTCAAGAATCAAGAAGTCTCTATGGTTTCTAAACGACCAGTCAGGATTCATGACAGCTCTTGTAAAAGATGTTCATACATTCTTGAGGGAATGTGATAGACTAGGAAAACTTCCTGCTCTAAGGCTCAATGGCACAAGTGATATTCAATGGGAAACTATCGAGGTTGATGGGCATGAAAACATCTTTGCCATGTTTCCACAGATACAGTTCTATGACTATACAAAAATACCAACAAGGAAGGTAGAGCACATACCTAATTATCATTTGACTTGGAGTTACTCCGAAGCTAATGATAAGTATGCTACTCTGTTCGACAAAGTATCGGACAACATAGCAGTAGTCTTTCGTGATGCTCTGCCTAAAATGTTTAAAGGTTTAAAAGTAATTGATGGGGACAAACATGACATGAGATTTCTTGATAGGTCTGGTGTTGTAGTTGGACTTATCGAAAAGGGTGAAGCCAAGAAGGATACTTCGGGCTTCGTAATTGATTTAATAAATGCGAGGGCAATATAATGTATGCAATAAAAGAACCAAAGCTAACAGACTTAGAAAAACTAGAAGATAAGTTTGATGATATCATCCAAGACTTATCAGAAAAGATAGATGATTTAGAATATAATCTTGATAGTGCTCGAAGTGATATCGGAGATTTAAATATTGAACTAGGTTGTGATGCAAGGAAAATTGAAGAACTAGAAAATCAAGTATCTGAATTAGAATCTCAGCTTGACAATTTAGAAGAAGCATGATACACTACAACAAGATTAAGGTGAGTGCAAAGGTTAAAGCTAAACATGAGATATCTGATTATCTTATGCTTCTCTTTAACAAACCATCAGAACATATTGAAGACTTTGAAACCCTAACATTCAAAGAGCAAGAAGAAGTTCTTAAACATATTAGTTTGTTTGAGGATAGAATACATAAGTTGTTAGGAGTAAAATTTAAGGAGATAATAAGTGCGAGTAATTTTAGTAAATCCATTTGACGAGACAGTCAAAGAAGCAGTATATGGTGGGGACTATAGAGAAATCTATGACCTCATTGAGTGTAGAACTTTTGATGTAGTAAGGTTATCAGATGCAGACGATTTGTATGTTGATGATGAAGGACTATTGGTTGAAGGTAATCAAAGATACTTTGAATACAAAGGTGTTGGTTGCTTTGCAGGTAAAGGACTGATCATGTCTCATGATGATGAAGGAGATTCAAAAGCTACAACGCTTGATCTTATGGAAGTCTCATCACTGATTGAGTTTATGCCAGAAGGGTACAAGCAAGAACCATACATGGAGTTTAGTATTCTATCGTGAGCAGTAAACAAATAAAGAAACTACGTAAGCTAATCAAACCTTTACAGGTTGAATGGCTTCAATCTATATTGCCTGAAGATCAAGGCAAAACAATTACTATAGATAATGTTGAGGGACTTATGCCTGATCAAACCCATGTGTTTGGTAATCATCAAATGCATTTATCTTTTATGTCTGACAAATGGATAATGAAAATCTTAAAAGACAATCCAAACATAACGACATACAAAGAACTTAAAACAATCAACGAACAACAACAAGAAAGATATTTAGATAGGAGAATTTAATGGAAGAGTACATCATGGATGTAGAAATAGATAACGAACGAACAACTTTAAAAACTTTTTCTCGCACTGTTGAGGGTGCTGTAGATAACATGGTAAAGATTGAAGGGGTGCAGAAGTTGTTTGCAATAGGCAACAAAAATACTTTAGAAGCTTGGGAGTTTGAAGAAGACATTACCAAACTAAGAAACTTAAGAAACGAATTACCTGAAAACATTGAGATGTTTTTTAAGGTGGGAGAAACTAAATGATAGAGATACTATTTGTTTGTGCTGGGCTGATAAGTTTGTTCGCTACTTTTTTTGTGTATGCACACTTACTAGAAACTAAAAAAATTAAACCACACATACCACCAAGGTATATGAGCAGGGATAAAACTCAACGAGGAAACTTTTGGGATGCAGAAACTCAGATGTTTTACAAGTGGCATCAGATAGAAGAACTTAAAAAAATTAGAGAGGTTAAAAAATGACAGAGTTTTATGATGTTGTTGAAAAACAAAGAAAGATACTTGATCTAGAGAAAGAAGCTAAACGAGTTGTAGGTATTGATACTAGATACAAAGATGGTATCTGGACTCAACAAACCATAGACTATGCAGATGGTCGAAGGGTTACAGAGTACAGAGACAGTCGTAAAAAAACAAAGGAGGAACATCATGGGTTGGACTAAACATTTAATGTACATAGTAATTATTATTGTGTTACAATTAATAAACTTTCATGCTGTTGGTTATACCCAACATAAATCAGATTGGTGTGATGGGTTTTACAAACAATACAAGGAAGGTTTATAATGGCAAAAACTAAAACATTAAAAGCTTACATCTCTGCTACGAAAGGCAGGGGTAAGAAGACCAGTCAAGGTGGAGGTAACGTTAGCACCTCAACCATGAACAAGAATCAGAAAGCTAACTATAAAAAATATAGAGGACAAGGTAAATGATTAAAGAAAAAATAATAACAGTTAAAGTTTCAGAAAGAAACATGGCTTTAATACTTAAACACTGTAACAATGTTCATTGGGGACTTAATAGCATGTTTGAATATGGAAGCATGACTGTTGAAGAACTACATGCATCGAATGATTTCTTTCGAGAAGTAAGAGAAGCATTCAACATTAAAGATGATGGTGTATATCCTAACAATTATTATAGGAAAGTTAAATGAACTACATCTACGAACGTATGATGACTGAAGGAGACACAGCTATCTTTGACAGAGCAGAACTTCAAAAGTTTGAGGACTATGTATCATCTAACTATGAAACTTTCTATGATAACAAGGCTTCTTACGAAGTAAAAAAAGATGGGGAGAAATTCCTGGTCACTTTATTTGAGAACCCTGTTATAACAATGGAAGATATTTTGCTTGACATTAGAGATTGATTCTGTTATACTCTGTATCACAATGAGTAACCAAACACATCAAGCCCTCTATCTCCAATTGAACAGATGTCTTGGTACAGCTAATGCTGTAGCTTTTAGGGTAGCTACTCACAACCCTTCCAACTTCACAACAAAGCTATAAAAGGAGGAAACGCATATGGCAATATTAGAAGGAACAGCGTACTGGGCTAGTATAACTACACCCAATACGACATTTGAACCCGTGTACACAGTCAACCTAGTGGTTGATGATGAGACAGCAAACGAGTTTGCATCTCGTGGACACAAAATAAAACAGATGGATGAAGGTCCGGCTGTTATAGTTAAACGAAAAGTAAATGGTCCTAACGGAATGGTTAGACCTGCACCTCGTTTGATGGATGGTGATAAGCAGGAAGTCACAACTGCTGTTGGTAATGGATCGAAGATTAAAGTCCAGTACAACGAATACAGTGGCGAAGGTAAGTTCGGTCCTTATACAGGGCTTGACCTACAAGCAGTGATGATTACTGATCTTGTGCCTTACAAGAACGGTGATGGTGATGAGTTCTTATCCGATGGAGAGGAATTCTAAATGATTATTACTATTAACAATGAAGATGTTACTACTAACTATGATGTCAATAACATTAGTGATGATGCTGTAAAGCAAGAAGCTACTGTTATTGTACAGAAGGTTGGTAACTTACAAGTAATCATTGAAGCCTTAGACTTTGCTAGTCGTACCCACAGAGCTAACTTAGAAGAGTTACTCAAGGGTAGAGATGAATCTATAGTCAAAGCTGTTGAAGAGGAAGTAGAAGACGAACCCTCAAAATAATAAACCGGCTAGGTGTAAAAGCCTAGCCACTTTTCTAAAGGAGATAGAATGCAAGAACAAAGTAAATTCGTAAGACATAAGTTACCCTGCCCTTCATGTGGTGGCTCTGACCCAGTGTCTATGAACGAGGACAAGTCAGCTCATTGCTTTAGCTGTGAGACACACTTTCCTAATTATGTTGATGCTTGTAGTGGTAAAATTATGGACACAAATCCTAAACCTAAATTGAGTAATACTTTTCTCAACACATACAACGGTAGCTATGGTGCTCTTACAGACAGATGTATTTCTGAAGACACAGCTAAGAAGTATGGAGTGAGACGAGTAGTAAGTACAGACAACAAAGTATCCCAACACATCTATCCATTCTTCAATGGTAACGAAGTGGTCGGTACTAAGACACGCTTTGTGGACAACAAGAACTTTGCATTTGCAGGTACGTATGAAGGCACTGGTTTATTTGGGGAACAGTTGTTCCGTAATACCGGTGGTAAGTACTTAACGATTGTAGAAGGAGAGTGTGATGCTATGGCTGCTTATGAATTGATGCAGTCTAAGTGGGCATGTGTCTCGTTAAAGCGTGGTGCATCCGGTGCTGTCAAAGATATCCGAGAAAGCATTGAGTTTGTTGAGTCATTTGAGAACGTAGTAATATGTTTTGACAATGACAAGGCAGGTATAGATGCGGCTAAGAAAGTTGCTCGTATACTAAAACCCGGTAAGGCTAAGATAGTTACACTACCTACAGGTTGCAAAGATGCTAACGACATGCTTCGACAGAAGAAGTTCCAAGCATTTATGTCTGCATGGTGGGAAGCTAGAACTTATACACCATCAGGTATCATGGACTTATCAGCTCAGAAGTCTGAGTGGTTACATCGAGAGACTAAGGAAAGCATTGCTTATCCTTGGGAAGGTCTCAACAAGAAGCTGTATGGTATGCGTAAAGGTGAGCTTGTAACTCTTACAGGTGGCACAGGACTAGGTAAGTCTAGTGTTACTCGTGAGCTAGAACACTGGCTAATCAAAAACACAGAAGACAACGTAGGTATTGTAGCCCTTGAAGAGAACTGGTTACGAACTGCCGATGGTATCATATCCATTGAAGCTAATGACCGAGTGTATCTAAACGAGAGACGAGAACAATACACCGAAGAACAACTAACAAACCTGTTTGATAAAGTCATACCGAAAGGTCGTGTGTTTATCCATGCCCATCTTGGGGTCACAGATATTGATGAGATATTTTCTAAGCTACGATACATTATTGTAGGCTGTGAATGTAAGTGGGTGGTCGTAGATCATCTACACATGTTGGTCAATGTAATGGGTGAGGGTGATGAGAGACGAGGTATTGATTCACTCATGAACAGATTGCGTAGTCTTGTTGAAGAGACAGGTGTTGGTATGATCTTAGTATCCCATTTGCGTAGAGCATCCGGTGATAAAGGACATGAGCAGGGTATCGAAGTATCCCTATCACACCTCAAAGGTTCAGCAGGTATTGCACAACTATCTGATTGTGTGATTGCACTAGAACGTAATCAACAAGCAGAGAATCAAGACGAAGCTAACACTACGAAAGTTCGTGTCCTTAAATCAAGGTACACTGGTGATACTGGACTAGCCTGTAGCTTACGTTACAACAACGAAACTGGTAGACTCTTTGAGTTATCAGAGGAGGAAACATTTGACAACACAGAATTCTAAAATTATATTTGACATAGAGTGTGATGGTCTCAAACCAACAAAGCTACATTGTATTGTAGCCAAAGAAGTTGGTGGTGAGGTACATGAGTTTACACCTGACAGAATTACAGAAGGCATAGAGTTTCTTAGTAGTGCCGGTACTTTAATCGGACACAACATCTTACGATTTGATTTAGATGTTATTAAGAAACTAACCGGTGTAGATTTATATTACAAAGACATTGAAGATACTCTTGTTATGTCTAGATTATTTAAACCTATCCGAGAGAACGGACACAGCTTAAAGGTGTGGGGGTATCGTGTTGGCTTTGCTAAACAAGAACAACCCATAGACTTTGATGAGTACACACCACAGATGCTAGAGTATTGTGTGAACGATGTGAAACTTAATGAGTTGGTTTACTTGACATTGCTTAGAGAACAAGCAGGGTTCAGTCAAGAGTCTATTGATCTTGAGCATAGGGTTGCTCGGATAATGTCCGATCAAGAAAACAACGGATTCAAGTTTAATGAACGACAGGCTACTACATTACTTGCTGATCTTAAAACTAAGATGAACGAAGTAGTTGAAGAAGTACAGAGTACATTCAAACCTCGAATGGTTGATGTCAAATTAGTTGTGCCTAAGTTTAAGAAAGACGGTGAGTTATCTAAGTCAGGCTTAAGTGCTGATGAGTATGCTAGATGTATACAAACAGGTAATCATAAACCATTCATGCGACAAGAATTAAAAGAGTTTAACTTGGGTAGTCGTAAACAAATTGGTGAGTATCTTATTGAGGTAGGTTGGAAACCTAAACGATTCACACCCACAGGTCAGCCGATTGTAGACGAGGGTACTCTTAAAAAGATTACTCACATACATGAAGCTAAACTAATTGCAGACTTCCTGCTGTATCAAAAGCGTATTGCTCAGATACAATCATGGTTAGATGCACTAGAAGATGATGGTAGAGTACATGGTTCAGTCATTCCTAACGGAACTATTACTGGTCGTATGTCTCACAACCATCCAAACATGGCTCAGATACCGGCAGTATACAGTCCTTTCGGTAAAGAATGTAGAGCTTGTTGGACTGTAGACGAAGGGAATGTTCTGCTCGGAGTTGATGCTTCAGGGTTAGAACTTAGAATGTTAGCACATTACATGAACGATGAGGAGTATATACATGAAGTGGTCAACGGAGACATACACACAACTAACCAAAAACTTGCAG